GTGTTATAAAGTTAGTGCCTATATTAATTGGTGCAGCAAATATGTAGTTAGTATTACTAGCCAGAGTAATAGTACCTCCTGAGGGAGTAGGCAAGTCCGCAAGTACATTAACTACTACAGTGTTGTTACCTACAGGTAATGCAAATGTACCACTGCCAGCACCATCTGCAGTGTATATAGTTCCTTTAGCTGCTGACGCTATACCTTTAGGTTCGTGTAACTCAATGCCTGTTAGGGCGTTATGAAGAGCCATAAGTTTATCCTTATAAACAAAAAAGGGAACCCTAAGGCTCCCTATTTAAACTTAGTCCTTGCTAGGGGTTAGCCTATGCACGGTCTATGAACAAGTCATACTCAATCTCAAGCTGAGCTTTACCTGCTGTGAATGTACCTGTTGCAGCAACTAACAGTTGACCTGCAGCGGAACCAATGCCCACTAAGGAGCCTACTAAGGCACCATCACAAAGTACTACATCACCTGCTACGTTGATAGCAGCTGTCGCTACTGCAGCATCAATACCATCGGCATCAATTACTGTACCATCAGATTCAGACAGGCCGAAGTTATACGATGTGCCACCAGCAAAGCCAGTGATAACACGTAAGGTTGCACGGCTGATACGAGCGTTAGCAGGGATACGAAGGATTGCTTCGTCACCACCTGTTACTGGTAAGTCATCAAAGCTGAACGTGTAGTTAACAACTTCCTTACCATTGGCACCTGCGTACTTGCTCGGCAGTTTATCTTCTATTTCACGCGTACCGTAATGGGTAGCGGCTCTACGTTTATTGCCTGCTGTTGCACCAGACGTTATACTAATACGTTCGCCCATAAGTTACTCCTAGGTTACTTGGTCGGTGTCGCTACCGATGACTACTAAATTCTCATCACGAACTAAACCTGAACCCCAACGAGCGGTAGTATCAACTTCAGTTTGTTTTTTCTTGTTGTTCCATTCAGAAACTAATAGAGGCTTACGTCTCCATGCTAATACGAACGGTGCAATAGATGGGCGAGCTAATGAAGTGAAGAGGTTAGCAACACCTGCAGTAGTAGTCTTACCATCAATCGTTTCATTCATAGTAGGTAACAAGTTAGACTCGAATACATCGAAGCCGTATACGTTACGGATGAAGCGGAAGTTCTGTTCAATACCTGTTTCAATGATACCTTCCCAACGAGCGTTATTACTAATGTTGCTTAGGTTGGTCAATGTTTCTAACGTATAGGCAACCGAAGGGTCGACAATAGCAATTAGATTCTTACGTGCAATCTTAGCTTTCTTCAAGCTGTAACCCGCAAATGCGAAATCACTTGTTGCGATTACTTCGTTAGTACCAGATGCAATCTTACGATGGGCTACGCCATTGATTAGATTCTGGTTATCTGTACCTGCAAACTGTTGCATAGCCAAGGCTAAGGTATCAGTCTCAAAGCGTTCCATGATTGCTTGTGCCTGTTCAACAGGGATAGATGCTACTGCTTCAGCAGCCCACATACTATCTTCCATTAACACTTGGCTTAAGCTGTTAGCTGCGATTACAGGAGAGTTCATTGTGATAGTGGTTTCACCAGTATCTAATGCATCGAATGTAACTTCAGCGCCTTCTGGAAGGTCACGCACTAATGGCGTACCGATAGATGGCATAGTAAATGCTGTACCATCAGGGAAATCTACTTGACGTACAAACGGTACACCCATTAGATTCTCATGTAAAATTTCTTCCAACTGCACTTGCCACAATTCACTGCGGATAATGCTTTCGGAGTTTGATGTTGTATTACCAGACATAATAAATTCCTAGTTAGTTATAGAATGTGCTACCAAGCTTAATTGCTTGTTGCATCTCCAATTCAAATTTCTTCTCACGAGGCATACCACCCTTAGCATATAACTCTTGAATACCTTTGTAGTTAAGCTCGCCATTCACGCTAGTGTTGGCGGGTGCATTGGTGAGTGTGCCTGCAGGTAGATTGTTAGTAGCTGGAGAAGGTTGTCCCTGCCCTGTACATAACTTGATAACAGCTTCAGGAGATGTCTTAGCTAATTCGTCTAAGTTAACTCCTAACTCTTTGCCTACCCTTGTATACACTTCGTTCGCTCTTGCGCCTAAGGCTTTACCTAAGCTCTCAGTAACCAACTGTACGTTACTGACTGCTCGATTGCTTTGCGTCTGCGCTTCGAGTGCATCTTTTATCTGCTGTGAAATATCAACTTGGCTAGTGTCATTCGCGGACGGGTCGGTCTGCTGCTGATTATCAGCTAACTGTTGGTTAGTATTATCACCTGATTTAATGGCAGCTAGTATATCATCTATACTTGTCTGCTTAGTCCGAGCATCTTTAAAGGTGGTCGCCTCTTGCTCTAAAGTAGTAATATGGTTTTGACCATGCACCATTCCTTTTGCTAAGTCCTCTACCGTGGCGTATTTCTTTCCATCGCCAACTAAAAGTTTAAGACTGTCTTCACCTGTTAATTCCTTTTGGTTATTAGAATCGCTTTCGTTATTACTAAATAAACTATTGTTATTGGTTTCCATTATATATCCTTGGACGGGTCGTCGTCAAGTATGTCAATCTCTTCGGTTAAGAGGTTGAGAAGTTTAAGGTTACGTGCGCGCTCTGCTAATAGGCACGCTACGTACAAATCTGAACCATCTTTCTGGTACAGGGTAGATGGAGTAAGGAGGTCTTTGTCAGCCTTCTTAATCTCACTATCTAAGTAATCGGTTATGCAGCCAATCACGGCTGCGCTATTATTAAAGGCAGCTGCTGTGCTGCGCTTTTCGCTAGGAGTTAAGTTCTGTAACTGCTCTAATTTATTAACTAAACGAATGGTCTTCATTTGTTATTCCTGTAAATCATCATCTTCAATAGGCTCTTGCGCATTGACTGCATCTACTTCTGCAGTAGCTTGTTGCGTTTGGTTTACCATTTGCTGTGATTCCGCATCTTCTTGTATGCCTATGTTAGGTGTGAATAGATTCAATGACTTCAAGTCTGCTAGTTCATCAATAGCCTGTGTCAGTTTAATTCTTGAAGTATGTGGGTTAATCATAGGCAACGCAGGACTATTTAATACACCCAGTAAGTTCTGCAAGGCATTGGCCTTCTCTGCAAACATACGACTACCACGCGCACGTAGTGTGCCACTGATGTTCAAGTCTGACTTGCTTACTGCTAGGAACTGCTGAGTATTAAACTCAGTACTCTCACTAGAAACTAAATCAGTCTCGCCCATATTGTCTAGGGATAATTCTACCATGTCATTCAAGATAGGTTCAATGAACTCTTTCTCAAACTTGTTGGTTTTAGTTCTAAAGATTCTATTGGCACCGTTCTCTAAGAACTGTACCTCAAACTTAGTCTTCTCTCCCGGGGTACGGAATCCTGAGGAGTTGCGAGGGCTGCCTGCCATCTCTTCCATGATAGCCATGGTGTTCTGCATCTGGAAGTCTGCATTAAGTACTGTGGCATCAAGGCGCATCTCTGTAACATCACCCTGCTCATCCACTACATACCTACCTCCCGGCGCACCACGTTCTCCGTAGAACTCTACATCACCTTTCTCTACAACTGCTGGGTTAATGATTCTATCGAATGCATCTGCACGCTGGTTCTCCAGCTTGTCTAACTTGTACTGCATACCCACGAGCCTAGCCAAGGGTGACATGGCCATTAAGTTATTTGGTCTATCTTCCCATCCTGAGTAATAGATATACTGGCTACCGTTACGAGAACGGATAGGCTCTTTGCTGATAATCTTCCTGCGGTCAACTACAATAATCTTGTGGTTCTTTAAGTACTCGCCATCAGCCATGGAGTAGAAGTCGCCATAGAACTCTAGTACCTCTACAGTATCCCCTTGCATGTAATCCAGTAAGGAACCAAAGCCTGACTTACTCAGGGCTTCTGTCTTCCAATCAATACCACTAGTAGTACCAGTTATACCTGAACTACGAACAGACTGTCGAGTGGAGCGTAGCTCCTCTAGTATCTCATGGGTGAACGGAGTATCTGCATCCTCATCAATCATCCTACGTATATCACCTAGGCCGTAAGTCTTACGTATAATCTTACGAGCATCCTTGAACGATGAGGCTGTTACATCAAACACAATATCTTCAGGACTAATCTTCTCAAGTACGGTACCTTGGTACAGCATCTTCTCGTGACCATTACTATCTTCATAAGTCTCAGTTACATAGCGTTGCTGTGCAAACGTAGTACCTGTATCTACCCAGTCAATAATGTTGCCATTCATTACATCCTCGTATTCCTTACGTCTAAGCTTGGTACGCACGTATGCTTCCACAATGTCCTTACTTTGCTTGTTAGCAGAGTCTTCATTGAACGCTTCAAACTGTGCCCAGTTAGGATTACTGAACAGATGGGCAGTGTAGTTAGCATGCAAGTTCATTGCTATCTGTGCTAGCTTGGGGATAGTAGTTGAGTTCTTATAGCCTGCTTGCGCATTCTCTGTTGTATTGGTAGAGGTAGCGTACTTGTAATTACGTATCTCTAACATCTCAGCTTCCCACGAAGCACGGGCACTCTTGAACTTATCCCACAGGATAGTAATCTCGTCTGCCATATTATCTGGTGTAAGTAACTGCACCATTGAATGTACATTGGTTGTCATTAGGTTGCTCCTCCAAAACGACTATGGTACTGAACAGGACTAGCATGCCTCGCCATCTCTTCCTGATGGGAAGGTCTACGAGGTTTTCGTACGTAGTCAGAACTAAGTCCGTCAGCCAGAGTATTCTTGATATCATCATGCTCTGGATTATCTAATAAAATTTCTTCTTCTAGGTAGTTACATAGACCACCCTTGAAGTGGTACACCTTACCTTCTTCATAACGAGGGAGCAATGCTGCTTCCATACGTTCTTCTTTTGCACCATCATATTTGTTAGGACGATGGGATTCGATTCTACAATGGATACCCTCTGTGACTGCGCTGTCCTTCAGGGACTGCACAATGACTTCCTGTGCTGCTGTCACTTCCGCACGCATGCGGTTGAACTCCCACTTAATCAAAGCATCCTTAAAGTTACTGAAGTATACGGAGGTCTTATTAGTCTTGAACCTAATGATGTCTAGTACATAGATATTGAATTCCCAATCAATGCCGAACACCACGATACAAGTATAATCCGCTCGCTTACTTTTACTGAATGCAAAATCCATTGCAGCATATACATTAAGCCTACGGCTATCTCCTGTGTAACCTTTACTGCCTCCGGCACCATAGTGCCAGTTGCCTCCTCGCATGAATATATGTTCACGCTTATAATACTGGAAGTTCCCACGCTCAATACTACGGTCTTCCATATCATTTGGGTTGTTGTAATACTGTGCAAAGAACTGAAGTCTATCTGTGTACTTGGCTTTCTTACGGGCTAACTCTGCCCAGTTGAAACCAAACATGTGGCCATCTTTTGCACGAGCTTTACGTTGCCATAAGAACACGCCATTAGTTTCCACTTGGCGTTCATGTACAGCGTACACGGCACGGGTGTTAATTACTTCCCCGGTGAGTTCATCATGTACAGATTCTACCATGTTTTTAATACTAGCGTAATGGTCTTTAGGATGGTAGCGCGTACCTACGGCACACTCCTTACCTCCTGTAGTTAGCACCGATGCTAGCTGAGAACAGTTAGCCTCCACCTTTTTACGGGACTCAATGGTATAGGCATTCTCTGGAATAACTACATCGTCCTTCGCTAAGAAGACACAATGCCATCCCGTTGTGTTAGTGGTCAAGCCTGCTGTTGCTACAGTGGGGTCACGTACCCCTTCTGCTTCTCGTTCAGGATGGTCAACTGATATGCCAGTAGTGTTCCACATGGCACGTTTACCTTTGTCCTTATTTATCATATCAGGACTAAGCTGGCGGAAGAAACGAGACTCTAGTATGTTCTGTATATCAACTAGCTGGCGCTCTGCTAAGCCTGACGTAGCGGATACATATAGGATTGTTATAGCAGGGTTGTTATAGATTTCCCAAGCACAACGTACTGCCAAGCAATGTGACTTTTGATGGTCACGGGGCATTAGTGCTAGGGTATTATCTATTGCGTTAATCTCGGACTGTTGCCAGAAGTCAAACAGTTCCCTGTGACACTCCCCATACTCCCTATGGGGTTCCACTGCACAGGCAAATGCATACAGTGAATTGGTACAGCGTTCCCGTAACTCTTCTAGCTTAGTCTGAGCAAGACTACTTGTCTTTCTCATTTAGTAAGCTCCTTAGCATAGCCTTCACTTCCCTTAAGTCTTCCTGTACGTGAATTATACCCACTTCAATGGGCTTCATCATTAGCGCTATCAAGTCCTTAGTCTCAATCTTCGTGTAGTTATCTTTCATTAACTTCTCCACGTTCTGTTTATTATCTCTAACTTGTACATGTAGCCATCTAAACACTAAGCCTATCAGTGTTATTTGGCCTACGATTATGTATATGGTTTCAAGGTTCATAGT